GTCAGGACAATCGCATCGTCACCGGCGCGGTCTGGAGCCTTGGAGCGACGCCGGTGGATCGAGAACGCCTCCGGGGTCGTCGCTGCTTCGGCGGCCTCGACCTGTCATCGAAGCACGATCTCACGGCGCTCGTTCTGGTTTTTCCTGACGACGACCCAGAACCCGGCTTCGACGTCCTGCCGTTCTTCTGGACACCCGAAGACGCCCTCGCCGCCCGGCGACCGGCCGAGCAAGAAATCTTCAAGGGATGGATCCGGGACAAGCACCTCGAGGTCATCCCGGGGCCGACAATCCGATACCGAACGGTCGCGGAGCGGCTGGCGGCGCTCGCCACCGAGTTTGAGATCGTCTCCATCGGCTACGACCGCTGGCGCATCGACGACATGAAGGCCGAGCTGGCCGAGGTCGGGGCGGAAATCGCGCTCCACGAGTTCGGCCAGGGCTTCAAGGATATGGCGCCCGCGCTGGAATATTTCGCCGAGCTTGCCCTGACGGGCCGGCTTCATCACGGCGGCCATCCGGTCCTGACAGCGAACGTCGCCAACGCGATCGTCGTCAGTGACCCGGCCGGGAACCAGAAGTTCGACAAGGACAAGTCCAACAGGCGCGGGACCACGCGGATCGATGGCGCCGCTGCGCTGGCGATGGCGCTGGGCACGGCACGTCGGCTTGTCAGCGAGGAGACGCCAGTGAACCTCGACGACTACATCCAGAACGCGGTCCTCGTCTGATGCGCTGGTGGCCCTTCGATGCCCCTCGCCAAGAGACCAGCACTGCTGACGAGCTGGCGAAGCAACAGCGGCTCCGCCTGAGCAACGGGGGAGGCCGCTTCGGCTGGATTTTCGGGGGTGAAAGCAACTCGGGGAAGCGCGTCAACCTGCAGTCCACCCTGCAGCTAGCCACGGCGTGGGCCTGCATTCGGCTGACCGCCACCGCGGTGTCGTCGTTGCCGATGGGCATGTTCGAACGCCAGGCCGATGGCGGCCGCGGCGACAAGATGGACCATGACCTCGCGGCGGTACTGATCGACAGCCCGAATGCCGATCAAACCGGTCTGGAGTTCTGGGAGACGATGGTCGGTGGCGTCGTCGCCAAGGGTAATGCGGTCGCCGAGCGCGTTCAGTACGGCAAGCGCCTTTCGGCACTGCAGCCGATCGACGCGCGTCCGGTGCGGGAAAACGGTGTCCTCGTCTACAAGGCCTACGACCGCGGCAAGGTCGAAACGCTCCCGGCCGACAAGGTCTTCCACCTGAAGGGCTTCAACTTCGGTGGCGACGAGGGGCTGTCTCCCATTTCGATGGGCGTACACTCGCTCGGCGCTTCGATAGCCGCGGACGAAACCGCCGGCCGCATCTTCGCGAACGGGCTGCAGCAGCCGCTGTTCATCGACTCCGGCCAGGCGAAGCTCACGAAGGAGCAGCGAAGCGATCTCCGGGAACTGTTCAAGAAGTTCACCGGGTCGGACAACACCGGAAAGGTGATGGTTCTCGAGTCGGGCATGAAGCCCGTCCCGTTCAGCCTCAACTCCAAAGACGCGCAGATGCTGGAGAGCAGGCGCTTCAACGTGGAGGAAATCTGCCGCTGGTACGGCGTGCCGCCGATCATCGTCGGGCATGCGGCCGATGGGCAGACGATGTGGGGGTCGGGCGTCGAGCAGATCCTGATCGCGTGGCTGACGCTGGGCATCAACCCGCTCTGCAAGCGGATCGAGGCGCGCATCAAGAAGGACCTGATCCCGCTGGGCGAGAAGCGGCGAGTCTACTTCGAGTTCAACCGCGAAGGCCTGCTCCAGATGGATAGCGCGGCGAAGGCCGCCTACCTCAGCGCGATGGTCCAGAACGGCCTGATGGACCGGAACGAGGGCCGGGCGAAGATCAACCTCTCCTACCGCAAGGGCGCTGACGTTCTCACCGCCCAGACGAACCTCGCTCCGCTGGACCAGCTGGGCGGCGGCAGTGACCCGCGCGCCCAGATGCGCGCCTGGCTCGGCATCAAGGACGACTGACTATGAACCGAAGCAGCCTTCCGGCCGCCGCCGTTCTGGCGCGGCGCGAACTCGCGCACTCCGCGTGCCCTCCCCGGGCGCTGGCGGCCTGGAACCCCGGCATTCGTGCAGCCGCAGGCGAGACGGACAACACGATCTCGATCTTCGATGTCATTGGCTACGACTGGTGGACCGGCGAAGGGGTCACCGCCAAGCGGATCGCCGCCGCACTGCGCGCCATCGGCGAACGGGACGTGGTGGTCAACATCAACTCCCCCGGCGGCGACTACTTCGAAGGCTTGGCGATCTACAACCTGCTGCGCGAGCACAAGGGCAAGGTGGTCGTCAAAATCCTCGGCATCGCGGCCTCTGCGGCCTCAGTGATCGCCATGGCTGGTGACGAGGTCCAGATCGCCCGCGCCGGGTTCCTGATGATCCACAATGCTTGGGTCACCACGAGCGGGGACCGCCACCAACTCCGCGACACCGCGGAATGGCTGGAGCCGTTCGACGCCACCGCCAACGACATCTACGCAATCCGTACCGGCCTGGCCCCCGAAGTCATTGGTCCGATGTGCGACAAGGAGACGTGGATCGGCGGCGCCGAAGCCATCGAGAAGGGCTTCGCGGACACGCTCCTCACGAGCGATCAGATCACGGACGACCCCCAGCAGCGCGAGCGCAGCGACCGCCTGCGCGCGGAGCGGGCGGTCGATAACCTTGGCCGACTGTCGGGCGCCACCCGCGCCGAAATCCGGCAGCTCGTCCAAGACCTGAAACGCGTCACGCCCGGTGCTGACGACAACGGCAAGCCCGGCGCTGCCGACCCGGACCTCCGGTCCCTGCTGGACCACGTCCGGACCCTCTGACGCCTACCCACCCCCTTTCAAGGAAAACGATCATGACCCTCCGTCAATCCCTGGCGGTGTCGGCGCTCGCTTGCGTCGGCGCCCGCGCTATGACCGCCCAACCCGCCAACGCGCCGTTCATGCTGCGCGGCCTCCAGATCGCCTACGGCCCGGAAGATGACCGGGGCGGCGGCGACATCAAGGAGCTGCGCCAGCAACTCGACCGCATCACCGGCGAGGTGAAGCAGACCGCCGAGAAGGCCCTGAAACAGGCCGAGGACACCGGCAAGGTCACCGACGAGGTGAAGGCCGCGGCCGACAAGCTGCTGGTCGAGCAGAAGGCCCTTCAGGGCGCCGTCGAGAAGATCGAGGAGCGCCAGCTCGAACTGGAGCAAAACGCCGCCGGTCGCCGCGACCGCGCCGAACCGCCGAAGTCGCTGGGCGAAGCCATCGCCCAGAGCGATGGCCTGAAGGCGTTCCTCGCCAACGGGGCCAAGGGCACCCAGCGGATCGAGGTGAACAACGTCATCACCTCGGCCGGCAACTCGGGCGGCGGTCTGATCACCCCGACCCGCGACGGCGAAGTCATCAGCCTGCGTCGGCGCCAACCGCGCATCCGCTCGCTGCTGAACGTCGGGCGCACCGACTCCAATCTGGTCGAGTACGCCAAGCAGGTGACCCGCACCAACAACGCGGGCGTCGTGGCCGAGAACACCCTGAAGCCGGAGTCGAACTACGCGTGGGCCAAGGCCGACGCCCCGGTTCGCTTCATCGCCCACTGGGTTCCCATCTCGCGCGCCACGCTTGAGGACGCTGCCGCCCTTCAGACCGAGCTGGACAGTGAACTGCGCTACGGCCTCGACATCGCCGAGGACGAGGAGTTGCTGAACGGCGACGGCACGGGCGAGCACCTGTCCGGCCTCCGCGCCAACGCGACCGCCTACGCGGCCCCGTTCGCGATGGAGAACGAGACGCCGATCGACACCCTGCGTCTGGCCCTGCTGCAGCTCGAACTGGCGGACTATGCCGGCGACGGCTTCATCCTGAACCCGATGGAGTGGGCGAAGATCGAGCTGACCAAGAACACCCAGGGCAGCTACATCTTCGCGAACGTCCTGCAGCTGGCCGGGCCGACCCTCTGGGGCCGCTCGGTGGTCTCCACCACGGCGATGGACGCGGGCGACTTCATGGCCGGCGAGTTCGGCGTCGCGGCGACGATCTACGACCGCATGGACGCCGAGGTCCTGTTCTCGACCGAAGACCGCGACAACTTCGTGAAGAACATGATCACCGCCCGGGCCGAGAAGCGCCTGGCCTTCGCGGTCAAGCGCGCGGCGGCGCTGGTCGACGGCACCTTCCCGGTTCCGGCCCCCTAAGGCCTGAGCCGCGGTGACAGACGCGGCCCGGTCGAAAGGCCGGGCCGCTTTTCCTGACGCAGCAGAGAGAAGACCCATGCACATCAAGTTCAACCGCTCCCTCCGGGGGGACTACGGCCGCGCCCGCGTCGGTGACGTGAAGCTGGTCGAGAAGGACGTCGGCAAGAGCCTCGTTGAGCGCGGCCTCGCGGTCGAGGTCGACGCGCCGAAGGCCGGTGAGGTCGACAAGAAGAACTCCGCCGCCAAGACCGGCGCCCAGGCCTGATCATGGCCGTCCTCGTCGTAACCCCGCCGGACCCCTTGGTGTCGCTCAACGACGCCAAGGAGCATCTGCGCGTCCGGCACTACGAAGAGGACGGCCTGATCGAGCTCTACCTCAAGGCCGCCACCTCGTGGGTCGACGGCCCAAAGGGCTGGCTGGGCCGCTCGATCGGCCAGCAGGTTCTGGAGGTGAAAGGAACCGCCTTCGGCGAGATCTGCACGCTCCCCTTCGGCCCGGTGATCGAGATCGTGTCCGCCACCTACATCGACGAGGCCGGCGCGGCGCAGACGCTCCCGGCCGACGTCTACGAACTGCACGACGATACGCTGGCGCTCGCGCCGGACCAGTCGTGGCCCGCCACCCGCGGCCGCCGCGGTGACGCCGTTGTCCGGTACAAGGCGGGCTATCCGGCGGTGCCCGAGGCGGTTCAGCAGGCGGTGCTGCTTCTCGTGGGCCAGTGGTACCGCAACCGCATGGCCATCAACGTGGGCAACTTCGTCAACGAGCTGCCTTTCGGCGTTGAGGCGTTGCTGGCCCCCTACAGGAAGTTCGGCTGATGCAACACGTCTGCTTCACGCGGCGGTTTCGCTACCGCCTGAACGCGTCCAGCTACATCGAGTACCTGCCCGGCGAGGCGACGATCCCTGAGGCGCACGCGAAGGCGGCGAGGAAGGCCAAGGTCCTGAAGCGCGAACCCGCGCCGGAGCCTGAAGAGACGAAGAAAGGCGGGGCCTGATGGATCCGGGCGAGTTCGACACCCTCATCAAGATCGTGCGGCCAACGAAAACCGGCCGGGATGCGGCGGGGACGCCCCAGTTCTCCGACGTTACCGTGAGCGAGCCGTGGGCGAAGGTCACCTACCCGGGCGGCAAGGAGTTCCTGCAGGGCCAGGGCGAGGCGTCTGAGCAGCGCGTGGTCTTTCGCATCTACCGGGATGACCGGGTCGACACTGGCACGGTGGTGATCCTGAACGGCAATCGGCACGACGTGCAGGACATGCGGCCGTTCAGCGATGTGATGGAACTCCACACCGTGGCGCGGCCCCCGAAGGCCCCGACGCCGTGAGGACCACGATCTCGACCTCCGGGTTCAAGGAGATGGAAGCGGCCCTCGGGGAGCTTACGAAGGCCACCGGCAAGAACGTCCTGAAGCGAGCAGGCCTTAAGGCCATTGCGCCGGTCGCGGACGTGATGAAGGCGAAGGCTCCGAAGGACTTCCACGACCTGGAGGAGGCCATCGACTACGGCTCCAAGCGGGCGAAGGGAGCCAAGAAGCACTTCAACGACCCCGGCACGGTCGAGGTCTATGCCGGCGTCAGCGTCGTCGGCGGCGGGATGCCGCCACAGGCCACTCAGCAAGAGTTCGGCAACGAGCACCACGGCCCTCAGCCCTACGGGCGCCCGTCTTGGGACCAGGAGAAGATGCCGACGCTCGAACGGACGAAGGACGAGCTTCGGCCCGAACTGGACCGGGCTGTCGCCAGGGCGCGTCGCAAGGCGCTCAAACCTACGAGGTAAGCAATGGGCCAGATCACCTACGCCAAGGTCGGCGGACCTCCCGCCTATTGGCAGGGTCTCAAGGTCATCAACCTCGACACCGGCCAAGAGGTGCTCGATGTGGTTGAGGTCGACGCTCACGAGGGCTGGCTCATCAGCTATCGGCGGAACGCCGAAGGGCACATCTACCCGGACCCTGAGAACCCGGAGCAGGCCGCCCGCCAGAGGGTAGAAGGCCGGTTCGAAATCAGGCGCCCTAGCTGATGGAGGAAGCGCTCCTCGAGCATCTGCTCACCGACGCGACTTTGGCCGCGCTCGTGCCGGATCAGGCCATCCGCTGGGCGGCTCGGGAGGGCGATGTGTGCTTGGCGCTCTGGCTGATCGGCGCGCCCCCGGACTGGCACCTGAAGGGAGCCAGCGGCGTGATCATGTCGCGGGTCCAGGCAGACTGCTGGGCCCTCGACTTCCTGACGGCCAAGGCCATCGGAGACGCCTTCAAGGCCGCCCTGCCGGCGACCGGCCAGGTCATCGGCGGCACCAAGTTCCAAGGCTGCGTGATCCTCGACACCGAGCGCACGCAGACCGGCGAAGCGCCGAACGTCCGCCACAGGACCCGCATCGACGTTCGGATCACCCACAAACCAGCCACGTAAGGAGACCACCAATGGCTGACTCTGAAGCCACCATCGGCCTTGGCACGGCCTTCCAGCTGCGCTCGGGCACTTCCCCGACGTACACCTACACGGACATTGGCGAGGCGGTGTCGATCACGCCGCCGAACCCGACCCGGGAGACGGTGGACGTGACCCACCTGAAGTCGCCGAACGGCACGCGCGAGTTCAAGGGCACGCTGCGCGACGGCGGCGAGGCCTCGGTGATGTTCAACTTCACCCCGGCCGCCTACGCCCAGGCCTCGGACCTGTTCATGGACGACGAGGTCCAGCATTTCCGGATCCTGTACCCGGAGGGCGACAGCGACGACTTCTCCGCCATCGTCACCGGCAAGCCGAGCGAGCCCATCGAGGTCGACAGCGTTCGCCGCTTCACCCTGCCGATGAAGGTCACCGGCCTCCCGACCTACGTCCCGGCGCCCTGATCATGAGCGCCAATCCGCACAAGGGTGAAGCGCCCCTGAACGCCTGTGGCCGTGACTGGGTCCTGGTCCTTCCCTTCTCCGCCGCCAAGGCGCTGAAGTCGGAGCATCAGATCGACCTGCTCAACGACGGCCTGGCCATCGCCCAGATCGACAAGCTGGACATCGTCCTGCTGGCGATGCTGAAGAAGGCTCAGCCGGACGCTACGCCGGAAGACGCCGAGGCCATCCTCGACGAGAAGGGCATCAAGCCGGTGGTCGAAGCCATGCTCCCGACGCTGGCCAGCTTCATGGGCGTGCCCGTCGAAGACCTGAAGAAGAAGGCCGGCCCGGCCGACCCTCAGTAGCCCGCTGGGACTGGGAGGAGAGGCTGATTGAGTGGATCGGCCTCGGCCTCTCCCAGGAGGCGTTCTGGGAACAGACCCTCATGACCCATCGGCTGGAGCTGGCCGGTCAGGCGGCCCGGCTGGAGCGGGAGCACAAGGCGCGGGCATGGGCCGTCTGGCACACAGCCTGGATGATGCGGGTCAAGAAGCCCCCGACGCTCGAGGAGCTACAGGGCGGGAAGGCCCAGAAGGTTATACAGTCAGCCGACGAGATGCGGGGCGTGTTCCGGCGGATGCGTGCGACGATGGCTGAGAAGGGCCACGAAAAATAGGACGGGGCGGCCTTCGGGTCGCCCGTCACTTTTTGCGTATCTGCTCCGAGTAGTCCGGAGACTGAGGCCGGTTTCGCTCGTTGCACAGCGCGTCCATCATTATGTCGTCGTCTATGAAGGCGGTCGGCTCTTCATCGACGTAGACCACAAAATCGGACCAGCCGGCGTAGGCACCCATCAGGTTCTTGGAGTTCACCTTGCCGCACACGACGCGGCGGCTGGCTACCACGTCCCGGAACCGGGCCGTCGGATAGTCCAACAATGCCTCGTCGAGCGCCTCCCGTGCACCGGCGAACGTCTCAGCGCTGGCGGGTTCATCAGTCCGCACCGGCGTCTGAGCCTGAAGCAGAGCGGCAAGCGCCGCGATCATCATCAACATGGCGATCTCCTGAGCCGCGCACGATTGCGCCGGCCGGTCGCTGCTGTCCACACACGAGGTCACCATGTCCGACGCCACGATCGGCGCGCTGAAGGTCGTCCTCGGCCTCGATAGCGCCCAGTTCGAGAACGGGCTTAACGCCGCCCAGAAGCAGCTGAGGCAGGCCGGCCGGGAGTTCCAGAAGGTCGGGCGCCAGGTCACCGACATCGGCCGGAACCTCAGCACCGCGGTCACCCTCCCGATCATCGGTCTCGGAGTCGCGGTGACGAAGACGGCGGCGGATTTCGAGACCGCCATGAACCGCGTCAGCATTTCGACGGGCGCGACCGGCGAGAAAATGCGGGCGATGTCCAACCTCGCCCGTGAGATCGGCCGAGAGACCGTGTTCAGCGCCAGCACGGCGGCAGACGCGATGGATATGCTCGCGAAGGCCGGTGTGAGCGTCGAGGACATCCTCGGCGGCGCGGCGCGCGCGGCGGTCGACCTTGCCGCCGCCGCCGGCACGGACCTTGACCCGGCGGCCGCCGCGATCACCGACACGATGGCGCAGTTCAAGAAGACTGCGGAGGAACTGCCCCAGGTGGTCAATCAGATCACCGGGGCGGTGAACGAGTCGAAGCTCGACTTCAGCGACTTCCAGCTGGCGATGGGTCAGGCGGGCGGGGTCGCTGCGAACCTTGGCGTCTCCTTCGAAGACTTCAACGCCGTGCTCGCGGGCACCAGCCCCCTGTTCTCCTCGGGCTCGGACGCCGGCACGTCGTTCAAGACCTTCCTGCAGCGGCTCGTACCGCAGACCGAGAAAGCCGCGACGGCCATCGCTGACCTCGGCCTGTCGTTCCATGACGCGCAGGGCAACCTGCGACCCATGAGCGACATCGCCCAGCAGCTTCAGGACAAGCTGTCTGGGCTCTCGGATCAGGCGAAGACGCAGGCCCTGACCGACATCTTCGGCACCGATGCGATGCGAACGGCCATCGCGCTGATGGACCAGGGAGCCGCCGGTCTCGATCAGATCGCCGAGCGGATCGCGGCCACGGATGCCGCCGCGCAGGCCGCCAAGCGAATGGAGGGCTTCAACGGCCAGCTTGAGCAGATGAAGGGCGCGTTCGAGGAGCTCGCCATCGCCATCGGGCAGAGCGGCTTCCTCAACATGATGACCGGGCTGGTGAAGGCGGTCACCGGCCTGATGGAGCGTCTCGCGGCTGTCAATCCGGCCATCGTTCGTGTCGGCCTGGTGGTCGCTGGACTGGCCGCCGCCTTCGGCCCGGTCCTCATGGCCGTCGGCGCGATGGTGAGCAGCTGGGGTGCGCTGGTCACCGCGCTGGGCACCGGTGGAGTTCTCGCCGGCCTCGGCGCCGCTCTCGGCTCCATTGCAGCCGTCGCCCTTCCGGTCGTCGCGGTCATCGGAGCGCTGGCCGTCGCATTCTACGCCTTCCGGGACGAGCTGGAGCCCATCATCCGGGAGTTCGGCGAGGCGTTTATGGAGGCGGTCGGGCCCGCCATCCCTCCGCTCATCGATGCGCTCAAATCCGCCTTCGCCGGCCTGTCGTCGGTGGTGATGGGTGCGCTGAACCTGCTCGCGCCGGTGGTCAAGGTCTTCGCGGAGGCCATGGTCGGAGCCTTCGGGCCGATCATCCTCACCGTCGTCCGGACCTTCGTGGCGACCCTGACCAGCGTGTTCGACATCCTCGGGCAGGCCTTCCGCACGATCGGTGCGCTACTCCGCGGGGACTGGTCGGAAGCCTGGAACGCCGCCGGCTCGCTCGTCATGTCGGTGGTGCGCGGCTTCGGCCGCATCATCGAGGCGGTGTTCCCCGGCGCGCTCGGCTGGATGCAGAAGCTGTATCAGGGCGTTCGCGAGTGGATCCAGAACAAGCTCGGTGCGGTCTTCACCTGGGTGTCCAACAAGGCCCGCGAGGTCGGCGACGCCTTCTTCAAGCTCTACGACCGCGTCGTCGGCCACTCCTACGTTCCAGACATGGTTCGGGAGACCGGCGAGTGGTTCGCCCGCCTGCAAAACCTGATGGTAGTGCCGGCGACGCGCGCGACGACGACGGCTGCGGACCGGTTCCGGCAGATGCGCGAAGATATCCGTGGGGTCCTTCAGGGGCTGATGACGGACGTCGAGCGGGCGGAACTGGAATACCAGGACGCAATGGCGCAGATCGGCGCCGCGCGCGCCGACCCCGCGGCCGATCAGGCAATGCTGGACGAGTTCGCCCGACGGGCCCGCGCTCGTCGCGATGCGGTCAACGTCGAGAACCTCGACCCGCTTCCCCGGATCGAGCTTCGGCCGCTCGACGAGGACGGCTCTATCAAGCGCTTTCAGGACAGCATGCGCGAGGTGCAGGAGCGCATCAAAGACAGCCGCGAGGATTTCGCCGACGCCTTCGCATGGGGCATCCGAGACGCCATGGACGGCGACTGGAAGGACCTCCTGAAGTCGATCGTGGGCGACATCTTCGACGACAGCCTGCGCCAGGTCGGGCGCATGCTGTTCAACTGGGCCCAGAAGTGGGGCGGCGACGGCCAGGGCGGCTGGGACTTCGCCAAGATCGGGTCGACCATCGCCAGCTTCTTCGGCGGCGGCGCGCCCAAGTTCGCGACGGGCGGCCGCATCCTCCCGGGAGGCGCCGGCGGGGTGGACAGCCAGTTCGTCCAGTTCTGGAAGTCGCCCGGCGAGCAGGTCGACATCTACACCCCAGGGCAGGACATGGGCCCGGCCCGGTCCATCACCCAGAACTACTTCACCGGCAACCTCATGACGCCGGAGTTCTGGGAGCGGATCAACCACGGCGACATGGCCGCGGAGAACCGCGCGCACACCCGGTCCATCACTGACGCGCCGAAGCTGGGAGCCTCGCAGGCAGCCCGGCAACAGGAATACGCGGTCGGGAGGAAGAAGCGCTAATGCCTCTCACGCTTCCGTCATGGCCCGGCCCGGCCAGCGTCACGCCGCGGCCGATCACTTCGCGCAATGAGCATCGGCCGGCTTTCGGCGGGCCTGTCACCCGGAACCTGCGGCCCGGCACCCGCTGGGCGTGGGATTTCGTCATGCCCCCGATGACCTACGTCGAGTCGTTGGACTGGGATGCGATCCTGTCGGAAGACGACACGGTCCGGATCGAAATCCCCCAGCCGGGCTTCGACACTGGCCCGCCCGGGTCGCCGGTGACCGACGAGACTGTGGCTCCCCCGATCAATCAGTCGGGGCGCTACCTGGCGGTCAAGAACATGACCCCGAGCTACGTGGTGAAGCAGGGGCAGTGGCTGTCGGTGGAGGTTGACGGGCAGCTCTATGCCTACAAGGTCCGCGAAACTCGTCTCGCGACATGGCCCGGCGCCCCTGACGTCACCTTCTCGGACGGCACGACCTTCTCGGACGGGTCCAGCTTCACCCAGGACCCGATCCCCGGGGGCCTCTGCCTCATCCAACTGCTGACCATGATCCGGAAGCCGATCCCCGCGGGGACGGCCGTCAACCTTGCTCAGCCGATGGTCGAGGGGTTCGCGACGGTCGACCCGTCATCGCTGGAGATCGGCACCGACGGCTTCGTCCGGCTTCGCTTCACGATCGAGGAGCGCGAGTAGATGGACAGCGCTTCGATCATCGCCCGGTCGACGGCCGCGCCATGGCTG